ACAAGCGTAACGATTTCTGCGGCAACCACGGCTTCAGGCACGCTTTCTTCTGTGACAGGATCGTATGCGGGGCGACACGCCCCCAATGAAACTAACCTAGTTATCTTTTCGCCGGTTAACGACTTCCTCGTTTGTATGGGGGCTAACCCTTACGATCCGACTGATTTTGATACGGTGTTCGATCCGTTGCTGGTGCGGTGGGCAGATCAAGGTAATCCCTACGAGTGGGTCCCTGCTGTCACTAACCAATCTGGTGAACAGCGCCTCTCCAACGGCTCTAAGATTATGACGGCGGTTAACACTCGCCAAGAAATATTTATATTGACAGACACCGCTGCCTATTCGATGCAGTACATTGGCCCTCCGTTTGTGTGGGGCTTTAACCTCATTGACCAAGACATTTCTGTCGCCTCACAAAACTCCGCGATTTCCGTTAACAACTCTGTCTATTGGATGGGGCTAGATAAGTTCTACGTTTATAACGGTCGCGTACAGACGCTAGATTGCACACTAAGACAGCACGTTTATTCGACGCTCAATCGTGATCAGATCTCGCAAGTTATGTGCGGGCATAACGAAGCGTTCAGTGAGATTTGGTGGTTCTACCCCGGCACGGGAAGTCTGACTAACAGCTTGTACGTAATTTATAACTACTTAGAAAACGTTTGGAGCTACGGTAGTTTGAGGCGTTCTGCGTTCGCGCAGCAGAATATCCGTGCGTATCCAATGATTAGTTTCAGCGTTCAGAATTCGTATTTGTCAGGCGCGATTGATGCGGATGATACAGAGATATCTCTGCTAAACGGCTCGACTTATCCGAATGAAGGAACGATCACAATTGGTACGGAAGAGATTACTTACACTGGCAAGACCGATAATAACCTGACCGGCTGCACACGAGGAGTTAACGGGACCACAGCGGCTTCTCACGCGCAGTATTCTGCAGTGACGTTTAACGTGCCGAATCAGGTCTTGTATCACGAAGTAGGTTGGGATGACGGATCGACCTCTGTGCCGCAGCCCATCGAAAGTTTCATTGAGACTTCTGACTTCGATATCGGTGACGGTGAGCGGTTTGCGTTTGTGTCGCGCATCATTCCTGATGTTAAATTCTTAGGATCAAGCGTATCTGATCCATCTGTAACGCTAACAATCTATCCGCATAACTATCCGGGTGCTGCATACGGTACGGGCGATGCGAATAACGTGGATGCCACAGTGGTGTTGCCGGTTGAACAATATACCGAGCAGGTCTTTACCCGCATCAGGGGCAGGCAGATAGCCTTCCGTGTGGCCTCATCAGACTTAGGAGTCTCTTGGCAGATGGGCGCGATGCGTTTGGATATTAGACCGGATGGGAGGAGGTAGAGTCAATGTCTGCACCTCGTGGCGTATCACCTCCGAACTTGCCCGTTGCTCCGAATGATTACGAGCGGCGATATCAGGATCAGTTCGCCAATGCGTTACGTTTGTTCTTTAATAGCTTGACAAGAGAAGTCAACTCGCCTACGCCTCACGCCTCGTATTACGACACCACCACGCAGACTAATCCTGTTGCGGATACGGTGAATTTATTTACGTACAACTCAGTAGAGTCCGAGTTTGAGATTTCTCGTGGCGTTCCGACATCAAAGATTTACGTCGCCAATACCGGAGTGTACAACTTTCAGTTCTCGGCGCAGCTAGATAAGTCAGGCGGTAGCGCGGATGCAGTATGGATATGGCCTCGCATCAATGGGGTCAACGTACCTAACTCTGCTACGAAGGTTGTGATTGACGGACCGAACAACGAGATCGTGCCCGCTTGGAACTTTGTCTTGGTTATGCAGGCAGGGGATTACTTTGAATTAGCGTGGCAGTCTGCAGATACAGACGTAATCATCGCGGCGGAAGCTGCGGCTAGTAATTATCCTGCTATCCCATCCATCATTATGACCGTCACGTGGGTGTCGAACTACGAGGCTAACCAGTGATACTATTTGAAAAACTTTTCCCCACGGGGGGCTTATGAATCAGCAATATCCAATGCGGGGGCTTGCGTCCCTTGTCGCATCTCAAGGTCGTGGTGGGGACACTGATATTGTCCACATGACTCCGGAAGAGATTAACAGCCTGCAGAACATCGCACGGGCGATGGGGGCGCAAGAAAGCGACTTATATAACCCTGTCACAGGCGCTCCGCAGCTAGGCTTTTTGTCCGACTTCTTGGGGAGTATTTGGAAGGGCGTTCAGAATGTCGGAAGAGCCGCAGTCCAAAACCCGCAAATTACAAGCGCCCTACTCGGCACTGCCTACGGAGCTGTAAAAGGTGATCTGCAAAAAGGTCTCGAAGCGGGTATGGCTGCTTATGCTGGGACGAAGCTGCTAGGCGGGATTGCAGGGGGCGGAGCCGCTGCGCCTAAGAAAACTATGGGCTACACCCCGGAGGATATTAAAGCCGCAAAAGACTATGCTAAGAGCGTGGGGCTAGGAGAAGAAGCAGCCCAACAGTTTTTAAGCAATATTAAACCTACCGTTGAACAGCCACTGAGTACAGATGTGACGGGGGGTCTTGCGAGTATATTTGGTGGCAAACAACAGCAGGGTCAGGGCATATTCCGCACTAATGACCCAATATGGAATGCCATCGCGCTTTACGGCGCACAGCGACTAGAGCAGAAACTGACAGGACAAAAACGCGGTATCCCCACACCTCAACCTACGCAGTATCGGAACGTTCAGTTTAGCCGTGGTCAGGTCAATCCTCGATTTGGCGAACCGGGCCAACCTTACTTTATTGGTGGCGGATACACGGATCAGGGGGTCACAACGCAGTACCCCGGCTACACTCAAATGCCGACTACGCCGCCTCCACAAGGCCAACCACAAAGTCCGGTGCAAGGCCAACAAGCCCAACCACCCCCTAGACCGGCGGGGCAGCAGCCCCCACCCACAGGACCTTATTATCGAGAGCAGCCTCGCTACGGACTTAATATGGCGTCAGGCGGGATTGCTTCGCCTACTAGGTATGCAGAAGGCGGTCAGGTAGAAACCGAAGAAGAAAGGAGGCGGAAATACTTCGAGAATCTGCGCCCTTTCGCTCCCGCCCTGTCTGATTATTATCGCACTGGTGCCGTTGGCACTGGGTCAGAACAGGGCGACAATTTAAACCGCGATCCGCTTACTCGGTTACCTCAAGCACCGGCAGGAGGAATAGCCACCGGAGATATTGCTGATTGGTACCGGTCTTTACTTGTCCCTCCCACGGGCCGTGCGCCTGTCGATATGGGGAACTATTTCCAAACACAAGCATTTAAGGCGCAGCCGAACTTTGGCGACGTTGTTAAATATCCAATCACTCCACCACCCCCTCCACCTCCGCCACCTCCACCACCATTTAAATGTCCTGACGGAAGTGAGCCTGACTTAACTTTGTTGGCTCAAGGGCTAGATCCTTGCGGTCTTATTAAACGCTGCCCGGATGGGTCTTTGGTCCCGTCTAGCGAATCATGTAAGGGTCAGGATGAATGCCCTGCGGGACAAACCCGCAATCCTGCAACAGGCTTGTGTGAAGGCGGCGGAGATGGATGCCCCTCCGGACAGACTCGCAATCCTGCAACAGGCTTGTGTGAAGGTGATGGGACTGATGAATGTCCTGCCGGTACCGTTCGTAATCCTGCGACCGGTGAATGTGAAGGTGATGGCCCTGATCCCGGATGCCCTAGTGGAACCGTCCGTAATCCCATAACCGGTGAGTGTGAAGGTACCTCGGAGTTATGTCCTGACGGGTCAATTCCTGACCCGATTTATGGTTGTGATGGTGGCTCGGAGTTATGTCCTGACGGGTCAATTCCTGATCCAATTTATGGTTGTGACGGTCTTGATCCCGGATGCCCTAGTGGAACTGTCCGTAATCCTATAACCGGTGAGTGTGAAGGTACCTCGGAGTTATGTCCTGACGGGTCAATTCCTGATCCGATTTATGGTTGTGACACGCCACCACCGCCTCCGCCCCCACCTCCGCCTCCACCGCCTCCACCGCCTCCGCCACCTCCGCCTCCACCACCGGTTAAAACATGTCCGGATGGTTCGGTAATTCCGGTAGGAGATGAATGCCCGGATGTGCCGGATGAAGAGTGCGGGCCAAATGAAAAACCATTTATAGACCCTGATACAGGCAGGCGTACCTGTTATGAATTCTGTGATCCGGGGCTTATTTACGATACGAATACGGACTCTTGTCTGTGTCCAAACGGCACTCCGCCGGGACCGGATGGAAAGTGTGTAGAGGAACCGACACGACCACCACCTCCGCCACCGCCGCCATTAATCAAAATATGCCCGGATGGTTCTGTGGTATTTGAAGGGGAGCAATGCCCACCTGAACGGCCTCCACCACCACCGCCACCACCGCCGCCACCACCGCCTCCGCCATCTCAAGCGAAGCAGTGCCCACCGGAGTCAGTGGAGTTTGATGGTGAGTGCTTCCAAGTCTGTCAACAAGGTGAGCGATATGATCCGGATAGAGCTACTGCGGGGCTTAACCCGTGTGTGCCTACTTCAGATGAGGAAGCTGAAGAAGACGAAGAAGCTAAAGAAGAAGCAAAATGCGCTCCGGGTGAAACGCAAGACGGCAGCATGTGCTACGGCAGATGTCCGGATGGATCAACTTATACCCGTGCTGTAGATGGTCCGTCGCCGTGTCCGGGTGAGGAAGAAGAGCAAGAAGAGGAAAGCGGGTGTCCTCCGGGTGCTGAACCTGATGCAGAAGGTAACTGTATCTGTACGGATACATCTTCAACTATTTTTGGGCAAGCTCCTACGCAAGACTTCGGGTGTTATCCCCCCGATGACAGTGAAAGCGACGACCCCGGTTATGAAAGGGACCCTTACGGGGATATATACGAAAGATTAAGAAGGGGCTGCCCACCCGGATACGTGCCCGGTAGTTTTCCCGGCACTTGCATACCTACGAAAGGTGGGAATGATGGGTACGGCGGGGGCTACCAAGGGTTCGGTTTAAAGCAAGGCGGTCCCGTCTATAACCAAGACATCGACTTATCAGCAATTAACAAAAATCCGTTAGCGGAGTTGACTATGTATGACATCCCAGCATCCCCACCAAGACTAGGTGCAGAGGACTATCGAATGATGCAGCGCGATCCTTACTACGCACCGATGGGGCTTGCTGCATTGACTCGTAGCCCGCAGCTTGGTGCGGCGGTAAACCCTGTTAGTGGATATAACTTTGGATTTGCTGCAGGGGGCTTGACAGGGCTTCCTGAATACCAAGCTGGTGGTAAACTCTTGCGTGGCCCCGGTGATGGAATGTCAGATGATATCAAGGCCAATATCGACGGCGAGCAAGAGGCACGATTGGCTGATGGAGAGTTTGTAATCCCCGCTGACGTAGTGTCGCATTTAGGCAACGGCTCTACCGAAGCAGGAGCGAAAGCGTTGTACGCAATGATGGATCGAATCCGTAAAGCACGGACAGGACGTACACGACAAGCTCCCGAAGTTAACGCAAAGAAATACTTGCCCGCCTAAGAGGGTACTAAGATGGCTGAAACGACACCTACCGAAACCACAACGATTACGTCAAACATCCCTGAATGGGCGAGAGAGTACGCACAGGACCTCCTTGGTTTTGGCGCGGCGCTGACGTTTCCTAAATTCAATCCTGAAACAGGGCGACTTGAAACCGGCTTTCAGCCTTACGGCGGGGAGCTAGTCGCAGGACTCAGCCCGCTTCAGCAGCAGGCGATGAGTGATCTGTCGCGTATGCAGGTCTCTCCTCAAACTTCTCAAGCAACTGGTCTCACAGGGCTAGC